AGCCGTCGCGGGTGGGTGGGCCCAACCGCACGATCGCCCAGCACTCGCCGGGCGATGTGGTTACCTCCTCCCGCCAGATCACCTGCGCCCCGGAATTGCCCGACTTCAGTTCAAGCACGGTGCTGTCGCCGTCAACGATGTCGGCCTGTGCGCCTTGATTCTGGTCGTTGGGTACGCGCAGACGCACCACGCACACACCATCTATATAGGCACGGCCGATCGCTCCGTCGGCCAGGGGTTCGGTCAGGATCACAAATCGACCTGTGTGCATCGGCACGATCGGCACCACGCACGACAGCGCGACCTGGCGTTTGAACTCTTCCTCGTGTCCACCGGATGATTCATCTGGCAGTATGATCGGCGTGTCGATCCCCAGCACCGCGAACCGGTCCTGGTCCGCACCGGAGGCGTTCTTAACGTAGACGATGCCTGTAGTGTTCGCGCCGGTCGTAGCGGGTTTGCTGGACGCCACGTTCGCCTGGTGCTCGTAATGTGCACGGGTGGCGTCGATGATCGCGTTCCAATCCGACGCGGGTATGCGCAGCGGCTGGCCGGATTGGACGTGCTTGAGGCTTCCGGAGCTCATGTGCCGATCCCCAAAGAACTAAAGCTGCCATCGCGGTACACACGCTCCACATAGGCGGCGATCGGCTTACGGATCAGCATCTTGGCGGTGGCGTCCTCGGCGGCCTGGTATCGAATCCAAAGGTACTCCCAGCCCTTCTTCTCGATGCCCACGATCGAGCCGATGGAGAGGCCGGTGACATTGGGCGAACCGGCGAACGCGAAGCTGATCTCCCAGGGATCGTCGCCACGCTGGGTCCCGGCCGCGCCGAGGAACAGGCACTCGCCCGCCGCCAGGCCTTTGAATGGCGCATCATTGACCCGGCCGGTCAGGCCGAAGAGCGTCGCCTTGTACGCGGTGTTGACCGCCCCCGGTGATAGGTAGTGTGTCTCTGAGAACGTGTAGACCGGGACGGTGATGTCCACGCCTTCGACACTGTCCTCAGACACACCGATAGCGCCGCCGAAGTCAGGCGCGGCAGGGATGTCGGGTGAAGCGTAGGCACCCACCGTGGCCAGGGACTGGGTGATGTGTTGCGTGCCCCCGCGTGTCTCGAAAGCGAAACTGGACTCGCCGACTTGCGGCGGGTTGGCCGCGGAGGGCGCATATCTGACCGTGCCTAACCAGATCTCGTCGTGGATCTCTTCGACCTGCGCATCGCTGCGTACCAGGCCGTTGTGGGTGGCCGGCGCAGCGATCAGCAGTTCGGTCCGTGCTTCCACATCGCTGGTGATGTCGCGGATGACGTAGGTGATCTCCGCCGATTCGTCGGAGATGATGCGGCCGTATTTTTCCTCAACGATGGGCATAGGTTCCTCAGGCGAACGCGATCGCGTTGTCGTTGATGGCGCGTTCGATGCGTTTGGTGTTGCGGGCGGTGTCTTCGGTGGCCTTGGCGGTGCGCTCGGCGACGCCGTTGTCGGTCATCAGGCCCTGGATCGCGGCGGCGTTGAACGTGCCGCGCACACCGATCCGCTCGGCCTCGCGAGCGAGCATGTCACCTACGCCGGACAGGTCTGGCGCACCGGGGACCAGTGATCCGCCCGCCACACCCTCCGGGGGACGCTTGCTCTTGGCTTCGGCGATCGCGGCTTCCCACTCACGCCGCGCCGCGATGAGGGCTTGTTCGGCTTCCAACTCCGCGTCGGCGCGCTCGCTCGCCTGGCGGTTCTGTTCATCCTCGTACCGCTGGCCGAGGACCCCGAGGGTCTGATCATGGATGGAGGCGGACCGGTCACGCCGGGTCTGACGGCGCAGGTCGGCCCCGATCACCGCCTCGCCGGTGTTCTGATCGATCTCAGATAGACGTTGGGCCAATGCCCGGTCGATCGCGGCGTTGGCCTTGCCGGTGTCGAAGCTGTCGGTGAACAGGCTCTTTATATAGTTCCAGGTCTTGGCGGCCAGGGCCTTCATCCGCTCCCAACTGCCGGTGAAGATGTTCACAAACCCATACCACGCCTTGGCCAGGAAGGCCGTGGTCTCGATCCATCCCACCTCCAGGCCGTGCCAGACCGTCTCCAACGCGGCCAGGGCCCCGACAAATGCGCCCGTGAGCACGTCCATGATGAAGTGCTTGAAGCCCAGCCAGATCCCTTCGATGAAGCTGACGCCCTTGATCCACTCCATCTTGAGCGTCAGCCAGAGGATTCGGGCTGCCAAGCCGATGTCGCCCGCCGCTAACGCATCCGCGATGCCCTGATAGGCTTGCAGCGCCGTGTCCTTCAGCTCGCCGAAGCGGTCGCCCAACCAGGCAAGCGCCGCACCGCCCACACCAGATGACTTAATGAGGTGAGCCCCAAGCGCACCCAGCGCCGTGATCACCAGCCCGATGGGTGAGACGAGGAGCCCGATCGCGGTTGCAACGAGTCCGAAGGCCGCTGCGGTGATACTGAGGATGGTTGCCAGCCCGCCGAGGACCGCGCCGACGCCCGAGATCAATGTGCCCAACACAATCAGCGCCACACCGGCGGCCACAACGATCGCGGCGATCTTCGCCACCTGGACGATCAACCCCCGGTTCTGCTTGACCCACTCGCTGACCGTCACCGCCACACGCGTGATCGTGTCGGCCATGCGCTGCAGCACCGGGGCCAATGCCGCACCGATGTTGAAGACGCCCATCTTGACGACCTTCCACAGCCGGTCGAGCGCATCAGTAAAATCTTCCGCCGCCTTGGCGTCCTCGCCGGACATCGTCAACCCCAGGCTTCGTGCCTGGGCCTGCAACGCCTCGATGCCCGCGCTGCCGGCCGCGAACATCGGCAGCAGGTTCGTGCCAGTGCGGCCAAACAGTGACATCGCAATCGCGGCCTTCTTCGTCGGATCTTCAACCTGGCCGATCCGGTCGGCCAGCAATTTGAACTGGTCCTCGGGTGACAGGCCGTCCAGGTCCTTAAACGTCAGGCCCAGGTCATTCAGCGAATCGACCTGTGTGGACAGCCCCCGGCCGGCGTCGTAGATCGACCGCTGCATCTTGCGGAAGGCCATCTCCAACGACTCGAACTCGGTGCCGGTCTGGCTGGCAACGAACCGCAGTTCGCTGAGTGTCTCGACCGACAGGCCCGTGCGCTTGGCCATCTTGGCGACCTGGTCGCCGTAACTGCTGAACAGCTTCGCAGACGCCGCCAGTGGCGCGAGCACCGCCGTGCCGATCCCCACGGCCATCAGGCCGAGGTTGCGGATCGAAGCGCCGAAGGCTTTTAGTTTTCGCTCCGCACGACGCAGGCCGCGCACGAGCTGACTGTCGTCGGCGAACAGCTCGACGAAGGCGCGCCCGGCTCGGATGCCTTGTGTGGATGCCATAGATTAATTCTCTGAACGTCGCCGGTGTTGTCCTTCAAGCGCCTCACGTAAGAACCTCAGGTCCTGCTTGCTGGCGGTTTGCTTGGATGACGCGTCCCACCGTCGCTGGCGTGCGTAAGGATCGAAGTCAGCAGGTTTGAACGGCCGGTGTTTCTTCGGGTCACGGTTACTGTTGGCGATCAACGCGCAGATCAGCGACGTGTGCGCCCAGCGTTCGCGGCCCAAGCCCTCGGCCATCCACAGCAATTGCCGCAGTGTTAGCCGTCCGAGCCCACGGGGTCCGAGGCCGAGGGACCCGGCGATGCGCCAGACATCGCGCCAGCGATCGCCCCCGGATTGGTCATCGCCGTTGCGATTGTTTCCTCCACACTGATCCCGTCGATCCTGGTCTCGATCGCGGTCACCGCCGCGTCGATCATGGCCATCTGCTTGGCGACCGCCTTGGCCCGGTCGTTGCGGCCGCGTGACCGGAAAAAATCGATGAGTTCCTCATAGAACGCCTTCTGCGCCGCGAGCAGCGTCTGCCCGTCAAAACTGTTCCGCACGTCGGCGTCGGTGACCTTGTGCGTGACGAACTGACCTTCGAGCATGGCGCAGAGGACCTCGCCCAGGAGCATCTCGTCGGTGCCGAGCCGTGTGAGCAGGGGGGGATCGCCTGCTTCAGGTTGCAACAGATCAATATCCAGCTTGGCCTTGACGGCCATGGCCGTGCCGAGGTTGAGCGTCAACGACCAAGTACGACCTGCTGCATCAGTGAAAGTCTTCATTACGCCACCTCCACCCATTCCTCGAACTTGGCGAGTTTGGCCGTCACGGAGACGGTCACACCCTCTTCGAGCGGTTCGTTGCGGCTGAAGTTGGTGATACTGAAGTCGCCACGGGGCCCCTCAGTACCGGACGCTGCTTTGTCACCGGTCAGGACAGCCAAGGCGATCGTGGCCGAGGTGAGAAAAGCGGTCTTGATCGCGTCGAAGCCGGTATCGCCGGGCTTCCAGAGCATCTCGAACTCGGCGGTGCACTCACGCAGGGTCGGAGCGGTGGCACGCCAGCCCTGGTTGGCGCGGGTGGTCACGTCCGCTTCGCCCGCTTCGAGGTTCAATGTCACGTCCTTGACGTTGTCCATCTCGGTCAGGCTGGCCAGAGCGGTGCCCGTGGGCCCCTGATAGATCTTGGCATTCATGCCTAATAGGAATTCTTGAGGCATGGGTGAGTCTCCTTAACGATTCCGGGGGATACTGTCTCGCCACATGGCTGGCAGCTTGGGTTGTTCTTTTTCAAAGGCCGGGCCCATGTAGGGGCGTGGTTTGTACTTGGCGCGTTGCTTACCGACCTTTGCAGGACCGCCGTGCTCGAGCAGTGCGGGTGCTTCGCCACGACCGTTCTGGCTGAGCCGCACGGGGCCGATCACAACACTTCTGGCCGCAGGGTCGTAGCCGAAGAAGATGAACTTCTTCAGCAGACCGATGTGGCTGCTGGGCGGCTCGCCGGGCTTGCTGATCCGCTTGCGTTTGCGGATGCTGGATCGTGCGGTGCGGCGGACGAACGCGCCGAACTTCGACAGGACCCGCCGTGTGCCGGCGTCCACCTGGTCGCGCACGGCCTGCTTGTCGAAGAACTGGTTGATGATCTCGAATCTGATCATTGGCCCACCCCCATCAGAGTCATCCGGCCTTTGGTGACGCGTGGATCGACAAAGGATTGATTTATGAAACTGCCGTGACGCTTCGCTGTGCGAACCAGGCTCTGCACCGGGCCCCACGTCTGCCCGCCATCGATGCTCTCGACGTACTTGCCTGCGCCGATGCCACCGATGGTGTCGTAATGCAGCCGAACGATCCGCCCGCCGAGCCCCATCACATACGGACCCTCAACGGTGTACGGGTTCGCCTGCCAGTTGCCGGAAAGGTCCGGATCGTAGGTGTAGGGACCGGTGAGCGCGTCTGCCTTGGCCAAGACGTTCTGCCACGGCCCGACCGTCCGGTCGGTGTGCCAGAGCTGGTAGACCCCGTCGACCTTGCGCACCATGCCGTCGACGACGTTGGCATGCAGCCCGGTCAGCTTGACCGGCGCTGACCAGGTGGTCAGCGTCGCGTTGGTCGGATGGGTCTCGTACATTTCAAACGCCGAGGAAGCGTTGCCCACGCCGACGATGACGTGCAGGCCGTCATCATCCAAGTAGAATTCCGGTGCGAATGTGAAGTAGGCGCCTGGCACAGACGCCATGCCGACATCGAACACATGGTCCCATAGCCTGCCATCCTTCGACCGCATGACGCTGAAGCTGGTCGAACTGACGCTATAGTGCTTGTTGGTGTACGCGATCCACCAATACCCGCCAGACGGGTCATAGATCAGCGACGGATCGCGCACCACCTGTCCGTCAGGTATCCATTGGGCGGCGAGCTTGTCCGTGTAGGTCGTCGCGTCGTCCGAGGTTCCGATGTAAAGCGCCTGATTCTCATCCGTCGCGCCGCCGCCATCGCCGTACCAGGATGCGCTGACGACCGGCGCGGCGTCGAAACTGTCGCCGCCAAACCAGCGGCGAAGATAGCCGTGCATCAAAGCGTCTTCTTCGTCGGTCAGCGCGCGGTCGAAAATGATCAGTTCGTGGATGTCGCCGACCAGCCGGTCGACCAGATTACCGTTATAAAAGCCCGCCCCGACCGCCAGGGCGGCGATCGGCATCAGCGAGCCGGCGTAGGTGTCGGTCGCCTTGATGAAGCCGTTTCGGCCAAGATCGATGCTCGAGCCGTTGTGCCGGCCCATCTGGATATAGGGGCGGCTCGCGGCCCGACCGGTGGCGTATGGTAGGTACGCCCTAAAATCCGAACTGCTGCCCGTCGACGTGGTGCGGATGAACGTATTCCCAACCGACAGGCCGTACGGCTGGAAATACCAGGCGTCGTTGCCGATACCGTCCCCGGAGGGCCCCATGCCGCCGGCCCAGGTCCGCAGTGCGGCGTTATTCGCGACCTTGCCCACGATGTAGATCGTCCCGCATTCGTCGGCGTATGTGCCTTGGAGGTCGTCTCCCCCGTCGAACGCGATGGCCGGCATCCCGTTCAACACGCCCGTGTTCAACTTGGG